GTTCTCTGCAACAGGTTTCCAAACCTCTATATCAACTTCTTCTGTAAGCGCCCAATACACATGTAAACCACCCCCACTAGATAGGATGTAAGGGGTTCCGAGGTCGTCTAACGAAGTGTTGGACAAAAAGATATCCAACGCCGCCGCAGCTTCGTTCTTAGTAGCATAATCCTTTCCTTCGCCACAATCAATATCTAAAAATAAGGACTTGATTTTAAGGGCATTATCCGCCACCCTCTTGCCTTTTTCCTTAAATGTTGCTAGGGCGTAGAAAGCATTGTGATTATTATTGCTAAATTGTATTGCTTTACTATACAAGTCCTCAATCGTGTCAACGAAGACATGTTCTTTTTTTGCTGTACTAAGCTCACAGGCACAATAAAAACCTGAAGAGGGTAGTACAGTCGCTAGGAATTCCTGCGACTTCATTTAACTCTCCAAGTTTTAATAAGTTTTTAAACGTTGTTGCAATCTTGCCAATACTTCTTGCTGAAAACTTATCGGCATGGTTCCTGCGTTATTTAAGTGACGTTCTGCAAAATCAGCTAACTCTCGGTCAGTCAAAATCCTAGGATTCATTTGAGTGTCTATTTTATTTTCAAGCATTTTCTCATCGCCTCTTCTGCGGTATTGCATGTTTGTAGTATGTCAAGCAGTTGCTTAACTCGTTCTCTATATGCGGGTGATACTTCAGCGCCACCAAACCAGTTATAAATCGACTGACGAGTTGCGCCTGTAAAATTTGCTATGTGTATTACTGGGTAGTCTAAATGGACTGCCCATCTCCCTAATTGATTGCCAAGCGTCTTTGGCGCTTTAGCGGTTGTTGATTTTATTTTGTCTGAATAAGGCATTATGTTCTCGTTAAATAAGGGGGGTACTCATGGTTATAAGCGGGTAAGCTTACATGCCAGCGCTCGGCGCACCACTTTCCCCAAAACTATTACTCGTCGTCAGTTTCCCACTCGCCGATTACTTCGGCTAGCTTACCGGTTTTCTTAGCCGGTACTGCATTGGGTTTAACTGCGGGTTTGCGTTTTTCAGGCTCGTCAACTTCCTCTTCAGCTTGCGCCTTGGGTGCGGCTAGTGCAGGCTTAGAGTCGCTTTTAGAAACGCTCATGGTGATAGCGTTCTTAGCCTCGGGGGTTTTACCTTTCTTATTACAGACTTCGTACTCGTCGTCAGTCAACCAACGCACAGGTTGGAAGAATAGCTTGGGTACTGCCGCTTTAGTATCGAAGCGTAAACGAGTTACCAAAGTCTCAGGATTAATATTCTGAGCCGCTAAATAGCGTGCATACGCTTGTAATGGGCGCTTGTCGCCGTCTTCCTTACCAAAGATAGAAGTTGCGGCTAAGGTTAATTGCATTACATCGCCTTCCATATCGTTAGCCAAAACAACTGCTAAACGCTGACTAAAACGGCATGCACGAGAATCGCCTTGACCTGAACCCTTGGCATTTTGTGGGCAAGTAGCGCACGCATCAGACTGTGGCTCTTCAATACTAGCGTCAGGTTTATCGCCATCAGCAGACCAACAAGTAGGTGCAGAAGTTGCGCCTTCCTCATAAGTGCCGGCATAGAATGTACGACTAATCTTTGGTGCGGCTTGAACAATAACTACGTCAAGATGTCGATCCTCAATAGCGGCTACTTCTTTACCGCCGGCGATCAAACGGAATACACCACCTTTCGTTGAGATGCGTTTTGTTGATGTGCCCACTCCGCCGGCAAGGCTCTTAGCTAACGATGATAACTCTGCACTTTTAGCAAAGGCTGGCAGTTTTGTGGGATTAAATGTAGTGAGTTCACTCATTTTTCTTTTCCTTAAGTTGTAGGTTTTGTAACGGTTACGGTGTTTTCAGATAAAGAAGATAACCCCGCCGGAACCTTTCCGGGATTCTCTTCCAAAAATAAAGCCATGTTCTTTTGCGCAATACGATGCTCAAACAAATCTAGGGCGTCATTCTCAATAACAAAAGTCTTAAATGAATCCCAATCATCTGTGTAGTATCTTGTCTTAGTAGATAGGGAAATATTGCCCCCTGCCGTCTTAACAGAATTAATTCCAAGTTGACGCATCTGATCTTTCATAGCGTTCTTGATTTCGCTTTTCTGCTCTTCAAGCTTATCTAACTGCTTCTGTATTTCTTGCGCTTTGAGGTATATCTTTCGATACACCCTTGCTAAAGTTTCTAGCGGTACTACTTCGTTTTCTTCTGACATCTGTTTCTCCTTTCAACGTCTTGTCAAAGACTTTACAACAACAGCGACGACTATACAACCCTAACTAGGGTTTTTACTTACTGATTAACTTCTTCTTTATACAGGCTTAGTAATATATCGTGTCCTTGCACTCGTTTCTCAAGTTGCGCAAACATCTTCTTTTCTATATCACTACCCTGTAAGTGTATCACCGTTACGTTTGTACTGGTTTGCCCAATCCGGTCTGCTCTAGCAATACACTGCAAATACGTTTCAACCGACATTACAGGTCCATAAAAGATTACTGTATCTGCCGCAGTTAATGTTACACCATGACTTGCGGCTTGCGGTTGAATTACTAGTATACGCGGATCAGGTAAAGTTTGGAAACGCTTGAATATGTCGGTTCTTTTACCAACAGAAACATCACCATGTATGACTTCTGAGGCAATATTATTCTTGAGTAAATGAGTATGGATTGTATCTATACTGTGACGGAAGGGCGCAAAGACTATAACTTTACGGCTAGTTTCCTCAAGTACTTCCAGTAGTACATTTAGCCGAGGGGCGCAGTCAAACTCAACTACTTCCTGCCCATCAGAATAAGCCGCACCTGCCGATATTTGCAGTAGCTTGCTGACTTCAGCCGCCGCATTGACCGCCGTAATAGTCTCACCAGCCGCTTGCATAACCATCTTTTCCTTAAGCAACCGATAGTATTTCTGTTGTTGGGGCGTTAAGGGTATTTCTCGGGTCTCTGTGAGGACTGGAGGCAAGTCGGTACACTCCTCCTTAGTAAACCTAATGGCAGGCTGTAATGCGTCAAAAACAGCCTCAGCCGCCCCCTTTTTTGGCACCCATTTAAACTGGGTTAGACGTTGCATGGTTTTATCCCTCCATGCGGTTAGAAAACGTGGAACTCCGGCGGGATTAACTAGCCTAGCCAAGCCGTAGGCATCAACAGGGGACTGCGAAGCGGGGGTTCCGGTCATCATCCATAGTTGTGTATTTGGTTGCAGAATCTTATTGAGGGATTTCCACCGCTTAGTGCTTGGGTTTTTGTATGCGTTAGCTTCATCCACAATTACTAGGTCAAACTTGCCGTTAGCAATTACCTCGTCAGCAATAAGATTTAACCCATCATAGTTGACGATTACGAACTCATAAGAACCTTGCACCATCTCAATACGGCGGGTTGCTTGGGAATGGTGGGCTACGATAGCTGATCGGTGAATAATGCTTTTGCCAATGCTGTTCATCCAAGCGTCGTGCATGATGGATAGGGGGCATAGAATTAAACAACGGCGTACCTGTTTAATGTTCATTAAGTAATCAACCGCCCATAACGCACTAAAAGTTTTACCTGTGCCGGGGTCGTTAAATACAAATGCTCTGCGGTTTAGCGTTAGGAATTCTGCGGTGTCAATTTGGTGCGCAAAAGGTTTGTGCATTCCTGGAAACGCATACTTGGCTCTGATTGGCGAGGGCACATCTTTCACACCTAGATTGCGAAGCACACGCACTTCATCTAAGCCCCACCGCACCGCTACTTTGTGAACATCTCCGTAGCTTTCTACGATAGTACTTTTGGGGATTACTGTGTATTTATCAGGATTGCGTGTCTTAAATACTAGGGCTTTGTTTTCAATTATTTCCATGATCGCTCGTAATTAGTCTATACATTGTGTCTTGTCTATCCATTAGGTACAGATGCTCAACGAGTTCTTTGTTAAGCAAGCGCAGTAGTTGCATGTTCCAATAGGGGTCTTTTTTTATCTCGTCGCCGGACACCCAATCTTCGCCCCAACGCACAGTCCACAAGTCCACCACCATAGGTAGTGGCACAGTAAAAGCTTCTACATCTCTTGCGGAGTCATTAAATACATTTGCAAAGTCTTCAAACGTTTGCTTAAGTAATTGATTAACCATTTTTTCCTTTCGTTATCAGTATTATTTTTATTTGTCTGACATGTTTGCTTTTGGTGATCGCAATCGTAAGTTGCCGGTGGTAGATTTACCTCCTGCCCGTAAAGGTTTAACATGGTCTATGTGTTTGCCTTTGCGGTCGATACCTTTTTTATCGTACTTGCGTCTTGCTCGTTGGCGCTCTAGCTGATCCTCGGTTTCACCCGATTTCTTTTGCAATAAGTATGCGTGTTTAAAGTCACGCTTGCCATTTTTCTGTGTCATAGTAGTTCCTAATGTTTAGGGTTAAATTCACAAGCTTTTACTTGGCACCATCCGCACAGAGGGGTCTGTGATGGATTCCATACGCCGTTAGCATGGCTTGCTTCAAGTTTAGCCACACGCTCACGATATAACTGCCAATGAAAATCTTTCTCGTCAATCGTCATTTTATGCTTAACCATCGTGTTTTTGACCACAAAGAGTAAGGATGAATTGACTTGACGGATATGGGGGAAGTGAGCAAACACCATCAAAGACATGAGGATTAACTGATCTCGGTCAGGGTACTTGTCGTTGCCTGTTTTGTAATCAACTATCCAAGCCTTTAGCCCATCATCATCTATGATAATCAGGTCGGCAATACCCCTACACCATACATCAGGGTCATCAAATGCACAAGGGGTCAGGTCGATCTTTACACCCATCTGGTACTCAGGTAATTTTCTACCCTTGATTTGGGCTAGCCTATCCACAACAGGGCGCATGTACTCGTACTCGGGGGGTATGGGGGTGCCATCTTTAATATAAAGTTCAGCCGCTTCATGCACCTGCTTGCCGTAGCGGGTATGCTCGGTTTCTTGGAAAGGGTAGTTCTTGAGGACTTTAACCTCGTGGAAACGCCTAGCACACCCTTCGTAGTCTTTAAGCCCTGAATGCGACCATTTAATTGTCACTTAGCATCTCCGTATCGTTTAGCACTACTTGCTTCAGCATCAAGCGGTATACCTTTCATGTACTCCGGATCCATAACCATCTGCGCCAAAACCCACTTTTCAGTTTCTTCAGCGTCATCTTCGGGTACTAGCGCAACAACTTCATCATGGACTGTCAACACGCAGGGGTACTTTTCTTGTATCCGTAGCATGCCATCAGTCATTACACAACGAGCCACAGCCTGAACAATGTTTTCTGTTAGCTTACCGCCATACAGCTTCTTACTGTCAGACCCATAAACCCATTGGGCGTTTTCTAATCTTAAATCAGGGTAGCGTAAAGCTAACCCACTAGGGAGAATTATACGCTCTTTTTCAAATGTTAGACACTTATGTTGATATGGTTTACCCTCAGATAAACTGTGCTTTATCAACGAATTACACAGGTTCCAAAAGCCCACAACAGGATAAGCTGCTTCACGATACTTATTAATGATTTCTTTAGCAGCTAGTGCATGTATTAAAAGTTCTTTGGGAGTGCAGGTATGCGGTATCTTGCCAAGCAGTTCTAAATTCTTCTCCCAAGCAAGGAAGTCCGCCACAGTCTGCTCAGTTACACCAAGTTGTTTAGCAAAGTCTTTTGTATAGAGTGTGGGTGGTGCTCCTAGGAAACCTGTAAGTAGTTGTGCAGAAAAGCTAGCCCAACCCATGCCATAGCCACAACCTAGTAGTGCTGATTTGGCTGACTGTCTTAGGTCAGGATGCGAGGTTTTTGTAAGCCCCGGGATATTGAACATCTGCGCACCAAAAGACGCATACGCATCTTGCCCCGAAGTAAAGATTTCGAGGAGGTTTTCATAGTCTGCCAAGTATGCCAACACTCTTGGCTCGATTTGAGCCAAGTCGCAGACCACAAGGGTTTTGCCTTTCGGCGCTTTGATAGCTTGGCGTAAGAAAGATCCTCTTTTGAGGTTTTGTAAATTAAGCCCCGAGCCTTTTGACGCAGACCAACGTCCTGTGTGGGCGCCGTAGTAGTTAAGCGGGACAGGTAGCGTACCTCGTTCTGATATGTCGAGAAATCTTTGCGCTCTCGTGCGTTCCAACGTTGATTTGACTTTGAGTCTAGCCTCACATATAAGCGCAATATCCTCGTTGTCGCTGTTAAGCAACGCTTGGAATAACGCATCATTCTTAGCGAAAGCATAAGTTTCTTTCCCAGTCGTCTTGCTAATTTTCTTTGGCGGTACAACGCCGAGTCGTTCAAGAACTTCAGCAAATTGAGTGTTGCTAGCAAGCGCCGACTCCTCAATGTTAATTTTCTCCAAAAGAGCCTCCCTCTTGGTTTTTTCAACTTCGATAGCTTCAACTAATATCTCCTTGTCTAATTCCAACACCGGATTTATAAACATCTTAAGTGTCATGTCGATCAGCTTTAACTCGTTTTTGGGGTAGCCCTTAACTAAGCGTTTGAATACTTCCTCGCAGAGAAACACATCGTGTAGGCAATACTCTGCCAACTCTTTCTCCATCTCAAAAGTAATCTCAGCCAAGCCGTTAGTGCTATGCACCGCCTGTCCTTTGGGTGGTAGCCCGAACGCTTCTGCTAAAGTCGCTAGGCTATTGCCTACTTCTACCCCACGCAAAGCCCTAGCCATTGATAGGCTATCTAGTATGAATTTAGGGCGCACGCCGTATACCCAAGCGAGTATCGACACATCAAACTGAGCATTGTGGGCTAGGATGTTGGTGTTATCCCAATCTACTGAACTTACCCAAGCAGGAATGTCGTCGTGCGTAACCCATTCTTTTTTATCTTCGCCAAACCATTTCCACCCTAGTCCAAACGCTTTGAACTTAGGGCTTCTAATATACTCCTCGGTAGTTAGTTTGCTTAGCGTGTATTCCTTGCTATCCCATCGTGTTTCAAAATCCAAGACTAATGTTTTCATTAACAACGCCCATCTAGATCAATTTCTTTAGACTTCTTTTTAGTTTTTTTAATTTCTTTTAGTTGCTTTTCGGTAGCGTATTTATCTATTGCATTTTCAAGCATGGCAACCATACCCCATTGAATCAAAGTTTGCATACCTAACTTATCAAAAGAAATCTTTGCATCGGCAGAGCCGTCTTCGTGTTCTTTAGTAATCTTAATTTCTATTTTCATTTTCTCTCCTCATCGTATTTAGTAATCCATTGCAACGCAAGCGTTAGTGTATTAAATGTCGGGGATTTTATCTGCCCATTTTCCCAATAATAACTAGGTGTGTCAGACACATGCCAAGTATCCCCAACCCACTTGGCAGTCCTTTCATGGATTGTTTGTAAGTTCATTTAATTCCATGCGCCTTTTCTATTGCTCGGGCAAATTCCAAATATCCAAATCTTTCACCACCTAAAGTCATGTGAATATGCTTTGTAGCTATTTCTTTTATTTCTTCATCTGTTAGTGTCTTTGCTGAATGGGTGTAAAGCGGTATTTTTTCCATCTGCGCTATGGTGGGTGTATGCCATGTCATAGGCTTTGCCCACTCTAGCTTGCGTTCTTCTACGTTGATGTACGCTACTGGTTCATTGTTCATTTTATTCCGTGCCTTTCTTCTATTGCTCGAGCAAATCTTTGAGTATCACCAAGCATCATAAAATTTGGTTGCTTAACTACTT